CCTACCCTCCCCCCGCCTTGACGCCGTCATCCGCGCATGGCACACATGGCACAAACTTTCCAGCTCACCCGTCAAGAACAACACCTCATCCCCCCCATGATCCACCACATGGTGCACGTCCACCGCCTCCGTCCACACGTTTGCGCGCAAACACTCCGCACACCACGGCTCACGCCTCAGCTGCGCCTCACGCCGCTTCTGCCACTCGGCACGTCCATACAGCCGCATACGCCGCTTGCGCTCCTCCGTGCTCTGCACCCGCTCAACCAGGTGCCGCTCGCAGCGCTCCCCCCTGCGCACCAGCGCCCCGCACACCGCACACGCCTTCAACGGCTTACTCGGCACTATGGCCCCCCAATCGTCGTAATCACAATCTGGTGCGTCGCCACCGCCCAGAGAAATGATAAAGCGCCCACGACCATCGCCCCCCCGATCACCGTAGCCGCCCAGGCTAAAATTTTGCTTTGGAAAATCAATGGCTTCACCGCCTCGCCAATCGTCTTCATCTGTCCTTCCAGATCATCGATCCGCTTATGCGCCCGTGTCGCCATCTCGTTCGCCTGCCTCACATCCGCCGCCAGGCTGGTATGCTCTCTTGCATACTCTCTCTCGAACGCCAGCTCTCGGTCATTGAAACAGGCTAAACTGGTCTTGATCTCCGCCACATCCCCTCGCATCGCCTCGATCCGTTCCAGGATCACCGCCGAATTCGGCGTCGTTGCATTACTCGGTGTCATGTAACAGCCCCCCTCAGGGCCTTGCCCTATTTAGGCTCCGTAGGCGGTAGACCCGCCCGGCGCATATCCGGCAAAACCCCAATCGACTGCACATGCCCCAGCACACTCCCCACGGTCGCCAGGAACAACAGCCCATATGCGCCCGTGCCTAAAACACCACCGATCTGCCCCAGCAGCTTGTATTCCGCCGGCAGAAAGTCCAGCGCCTCCAGCGCCAGCCATCCGATCACCTTCGGCCCGTAACTGCCCAGGAAATCCGCCAGACGCTGCCACTGAAACGTCTTGTTTTTCAGCGACACCACCACCCCCAGGACCAGGTCCAACGCAATCACCAGCGCCAGCCAGCCCAGCTTGGTCACGATCGGCTGAAAGATACTTGGATCGAATTGCATGCTCACATCTCCTTTTTTTGACCTTAAAACAAAAACGGGGTCGGCCTGAATAGGCCGACCCCGCCGGAACTCCGGTAATCTAAGGTCTGAACAAATTATATACCCAAAACTGATAAAAAGTCAATCACCAGCCCAGCTGAATCGCCAGGTACAGCATAATAATCACCCCCAGCATAAACCCTAACAAAAACAACACCAAATCCCATGCATACCCTCGCGGCCGCATATCTCCTCCCTGAAAAGCGGGAAGGGCTGCTGGTTCACCCTTCCCTATCATCAGCAGGCCGGCTGGGGGGCTTTCGCCTCCGCCGGCTTGGGGCTGCTTTCTCGTCTGGGCCCTTTGCACCTTCCGCCAGCTCGGGAACGCCTGCGTCACCCAGATCAACCGCAGGCTGCACACCCTTTCCAGTTACTCGCAGCCCATTCAAATTATGGGTTTGGTAGGCAGTCAGGAATCGAACCTGTTCGCCATTCTGCCCTCTCGAATTATACAACACTCCATATCTCAGTGGTTATTTATACATCTTCTCCAGCCGAAACCCATCCAGCCGCCGGTCGTTCACCATCACCTTCACCACCGCATACCCGTGCTCCTGCGCCTCCTGCAGCAGCCGCGCCAGTTGCACCAGGTCCTCCGCCGGCATCCATTCCCCCAGCCAGCAGAGCGCCTGCTCCTCCGTCTCCACCGTCTCAGTCCATGTTTTCTGCAGCATTGGCAATCCGCTCTCCCAACACCGGGTCATTGATCAGCCCCGGATAACACTCCAAACACCACCACCGCTTCCCGTCCCATACCTGCGCCGTGCGCACCCAGCACACCCCGCACCAGGTCCAGATGGTCACGCCGACTTCCGGCTCCGCTCCCGCCTCCGTCTTTCCCAGCCCGATCGCTTCATCCGTGTCGTCCATTTCGCCTTCCTATGCCGTCAGCGCCTGATAGCGCTCCCATGCCGGCGTCGGTTCCCCCTTGCGCACCAGGTCGGTGCACATCCAGCCATTGTTTGCCAGCGGGTACCACACCAGCGTCTTGATTTTCCAGATTTCCCGCCTGGCCTCGATATAGTTCAGATACTCCGCCTGGATAACCCGGAACGTCTCCGTATCCTCATGCGCCGTCAGCGCCGTCTCCGTCACCCACAGCTTATCCCGCTCCGCCCCGGGGACAGCCCGCAGCCAGCTCGCCTTACGCCCCGGCAGCTCGAAATCCATAGTCGGATAGCTGCTGTACGAATGATAGCTGACCGCATCATAATGCCCCGCACAAACCGGCCTGGCAATCCGCCAGAAGCGCGCCGTCTCGTCCATCAGCCCCAATCCCCCTGCCAGCAGCCAGCAGCTCAGCCGCTTATCCAGGAAGCGCTGCCCGATGGCCCGCACCACTCGACCGTAATAAGCCGCCATCTCCGTTCCAAATCCCCCCAGCAGCCCATCCACCCCCGCCCGCTGCGCCACGCCCGCCGAGGTCTCCGGCTCGTTCCATACTTCCACCGCCAGCGGCTGGTAGCGTTTGACCATCGCCAATGTAAAATTCACCAGCCGCGGCAGATAGACCGCCTGCGGAGGCGAGCAGATCGCCCCCGGGATGATCCGGTAGGCCGCCGGCGTGCCGAATACTTGCAGCAACAAGGCCTGCCCCCGGACGGCCCCGATTTGCTCGTCCAGCGCCTCCCAATGATAGCTGCCATCCGGCGTCTCGCTCTCCGCCCAGCTCGCCCGCAGCTTCACTACCCCATGCGCCCCCAGCCAGCGCTGCTGATCTTCCGCCCGGCCCTCGATCTGCACCCCCAGCGCCGGCGGCGCCGGCAGCACACGCCGCGGCTGTCGCTTCGGCTTCTTGCGCTTGTTATCTTTCTCGTCTTTCTCATTCATACACCACCTCCCCCGAGATGCTGATCAGCCATCCCAGATCCACCGCCTGGACAATCGCCGGCCCATATCCGGACGCCGGCAGCCTGGCTTCTTTGTCCTGCCCCATCCACTCAATCCGTTGTCTTGATCCGTTGTCAGGAGTGGCAATCACGAAATAGAACCCGCCCTTGTCCCCGATACACGTCTGCAGCACCAGCCGCCCGGGAACGCCGTACACCGCCCGGTACACCGCCCAGCTATCGGCCACCTCCCCCCGCCGCTCCAGCGTCGAAAACTCATCCCCCGGCCGCGTCGCCGTCCATACCTGGATCTCCGTCACCCGGTACCACGCCTCCCGGCCATCCATCCACCCCAGGCCGACCAGATCCCCTTCGTTCAGCAGCGTGAACCGCCTGCCCTCCAGGTAATTATGCGCCAACACCCCCACCGTCCCGAAATCCTCCAGCGGCGCTTCGAACACCGTCGCCGCCCCCCATTCCCCCGTCACCTGGTTGCGCCAATCCTGCCCCACCAGCGGCAATTGCCATTCATGGGTCATCAGCCAGCCCGGCGCATCGTTTCTCACCGTCCACGGCGCCAGCGCCGGCCCCAGCCCCATCATCACGATGCAAAAGACCTCCAGAGCTGTCATGGGACCAGCCTTTCTGCCAAGTTCAATACTGCCCAGGCGATTAGGCCCAGAGACACGATCGCTGCTACAAATCCTTTTATCCCGTTCATGCCTTCCTCCGCTTCCACGCCCTGACCATCTCCTCCGCCAGCCACAGCACCACCACCCCCAGCCAGATCGCCCAGATGATGTTCATAAGATTTCCCTCTCCGCCAGCTCCATGCTGGCGATCTCCTGCAGGCGCGCCGCCGTCATCTCCCCTAGCGGCTCCAGCCCGCAGGCCTTCAGCAGATCGTTCATCCGCGTCGTCATATCCAGCGGATCGTATGGCAGGTGTTTATTCACGATTGCCAACCCCACGCCCACCTGTAAATTCCAGATATCGTTCTCCTCGCGCTTCGCCCCGCTGTTGTAGGTCAGCTCGCAGATCAGCTTCCACCAGGTATCCCGGTTCTTCATCACCAGACCCGTAGCAATCCGCTCCGCCGTCTCCTGCGCCAGCAATTCCTGGTCTTTCTTCGCCTGCTTCTTCTCCCGCCGCGCCTCCTTGGCCGCTTCCTTCAGATCCTCCACCGTCGCCGCCCCCAATTCCTCCACCTTCGCCCGTTGTTTCGCCCCCGCCAGGCAAGTGCAGAACTGCTCCTTCTTCGAGCACACGATCAGCGCAGCCGGATGACCCTCCACCCGCTGCTCGCCTGGCTGGTCGCCATTTCTCGGCGGATCATAGCGCAATCGCAAGTTCGGGCAGCCCGCCTCTTTGATCGCCGGGAAATGGACCTTATTCGACCACTCGAAAGACGTGTAATCCGCATACCCGTACTGGCTTCCATCCAGCGCCGGGATCCCGCTGGCCTGGCTGGCCGCCTCCAGCTTCTTGACCTTGTGCGCCCGCTCCCGCGCCGTAAAGCACTTGTGCTCCAGGCACAGGTTCCGGCTGGCCACCCGCTTCTCGCACTCCCTGCACGCCGGCGCAACCGCCCCTTCGTACTCCAAAATGTCATCCAGTCCCCAGGGAACGTTCGCCAGCTTCGAAGCGTAAGAATTGCAGATGCCGTCGATATCATCCCGGATAGCGTCGCTGCTTAGCTCGCCTTTCAGCGCATTTCTCACGATCTTCGAAGGCGCATAGTTGTAATGGCTCTCCGCCCGCTTGCGCAGCTCCTCCGGAAGATCGAACAGCCCCGCCAGCGCTACCGCCTGGCGCTCGCTGATCTTCCCCTCTGCCATCCCCACTTGCACTTCCTCCGGCAGCTCCAGCAGTCGCAGCGCATTGCTCACCACCGGCCGGCTGATCCCCAGCGCCTCCGCCGTCTCCTTCTGCGACCAGCCGAAGGCCTCCATCCGTTTTGCGATCGCCCTCGCCCGCTCGATCGGCGTCACGTCCCGCCGCTTCTCGTTCTCGCTCCAGGCCATCAGCGCCATCTGCTCGTCGGTCAGTGGCCGGAACTCCACCGGCATGGCCGAGAAATCCCCCTCGATATTCGAGTGGTCTTTTACATCTCGTAACCACCCGTAAGCCGCCAGACGATTATGACCAAAGGCGAGCTGCACATGCAGAACCGCCAGAGTATCGCGCGGGTTTCCCCAATTGATCTGCCTGGCATACAGTGAGCCGTTGACCACCACTTCGCCGTCTTCCCGCACCAGCCGCCCCAGCGGCGTCTGCAGCAGCCCGTTCTGGGCGATGTCCAACGCCAGCTCCTTGATGTATTCCGGGTCCGGCTCGCCTTCCCGCGTCTGCCAGGGGTTGGCTTCGATCCGCTCTAAAGGCACCAGTATCGCGTTCATTCCTCCACCCTCACTTCCGGCAGCTTGTAGCTCTGCTCCGTCCCGCACTTCTTGCACTTGAAGATCTCCATCCCCCCGCTCACCCGCCGCCAGTGCCCGCGCCATTTCATGCAGCGCTTGCAGTGCAGCACCTCGCCTTCTTCGTTTTCTTCCCCGGTTGTCCTGACTCGTCTTGTCTCCATCTCGCATCTCCTAATTTTCTATTTTCCTAATTCCCTAATTCCTAATTTCCCTACCCCACCTGCCGCATATCCAGCCCGGCGATATGCACCATATCCCCCGCCATCCGGCTCCCCAGGTACTCCAGCCCCGCCGGCATGTTCGCCGGGTCGCTGTTCGTCGCCACCGCCGTCAGCACCATCTCCCGGCTCTGGTAGCGGCTATCCAGCAGCCGGAAGGCGGTCTCCTGCGCCCACCCGGTCAGGTTGATCCGGTCTACCTCGTCGATCGCCAGCGCCCGGTGGTGCCGGTATCTGCGGATCAGCGTCTCGGCTGCGTCCTGCGTCGGGTCCCCAAAGGTCGCCCGCGCCTCCGCCAGTATGTCCGCCATCGTGGTGTACACCGCCGGCACGTTCGCCACCCGGAACTCGTTCACCAGCGCCTTCAGGATCATGCTCTTCCCCACCCCAAACCCACCGTAGAACGTCACGAACCCCGCCGGGCTGGGTGTCATCCCCAGCAGCTCGCCCGCTCGTTTGCGCGCCAGCTCCTTGCCCTCCAGCGGCTTGAACTGCGTCAGCCGGATGTCCAGCTCCGTGCCGTGCAGCCCCGAATAGCGCACCAGCCAGGCGCCGTGCGCATCGCCCTTGCACACCGGGCAAAACGCCCGCATGCGATAGCCCCAGCACGATTTGCCCTGGATCACGCTCATCACCAGGTGGCTGCCCTTCGGCGCCGCCTCTGCGATCACGAACGCGCTCATCACCCCGATCCCCCCGCAGCTTGGGCAATCCCGGAGCAGCTCCGGCTCCTTGGCTTCCCCCCACACCTTCCCCGGCAATTGCCTGGCGATCTCTTTGAGCTCAACTGGCCAGATGATTTGTGTTTGCATTTCCGTGCGCCTCCAGCGCCGCCATCTGTCTCTCGTATTCTTCCCGCGCCGCCTTTTTCTTCGCCGCCGCCGTGTATTCCTTCGGCGCTTGCGGCTCGCTGCCGTTGCTGGCCGGGATATGGTCGTTCACCGCCCATTCCGTCAGCCACACCAGGCTCGATGCATCGTAAGGCCGCCCGTTCTTGGTCTTCCGCCCGCTCCACGCCACCCAGAACGGGCCGAGATAAGCCACCAGCGCTTTTTCCTCCGGGATCTTCTGCCGCAACAGCTGCACCGTCTGGATCACCAGCTCGTATTCTTTCAGCCCCGGAATTCTTCCCGAGGCCTCCCGGAAAACCCGGATGTCCGGGTGCAGCATCGCCTCCTTCGGCGTGGTCGGCAACCTGCCAGGCGCACTGAGTGAAATCGAAGTGCGCTGCCCCCCGGAAGCCGCCGCCGATTCATCCTCTCCCTCTTCTCTTCTCTTCTCTCCCTCTCCCTCTCCCTCTGGAAGCGTGACATCGGCGTGACTATTATGGTTGTCACCCGTGACATTTACACTGTCACCCGTGACAGTTGCGGCTATTCTCTCGCGCCGTCGTCTCTGCCGCTCGGCCCACTTCTCCCGCTTCTGCATCTGGCTTCGCCCCTGCCGCTTCGAAAAATTCGGGATCAGCAGATAACCTTCGTCGTCCTCCAGCAGCTCGTATTGGACCAGCTCGGCGATCAGCCCGCACGTCCGCTCGGCGTCCATCCGTAGCCGCCAGGCGATATCCCTGGCCAGCAGTGGGCTGTCCCCGTTCACCAGGTACCCCTCCGCGTCGCAGTCCCCCGCGATCGCCAGCAGCTTCACGAATAGCAGCTGCGCCCCCTCCGAACACTGCCCGATCTTCGGGTCGTCCGGAAACTCCACCCACAGCTTCACCCACGGCATCGATGAATTCAACGAAGGTTCTTTGGGCATTGCTATCCCTCTGCCGGCATCAATTCAGGCTGCACCGCCACTACCGCCCCGCTGCTCCCGAACGGCAGCATCGCTTGCTGCATCGCCGGCTTGGCCCTCAGCAGGTTGTAATTCCACAGCCCGTAACGCTCGAGAATCACCATGAATTCTTCGATGTCATGCCCCACGATCTTGTAACCCTCTCCCCCCAGCCGGAAATGACACAGCTCGTGATCGATCAAGGCATACTGCTGCTCATCGGTCAGCCGCTGCCATACGTCCTCGGCGATCCAGATCAGCAGCTCCACCGGCTCCGCCGCCCCTTCGGCCAGCAGCAGCGCCTGGGTCTTGTCATCCACCTTCGATGCCTTGGCCGCTACCTGCATCCCCTGGCTGGTCGCCGCTTCCGAGCGAAACACCAACCCGATCCGTGCATCTCGTAAATGCGGGTGATATTCCTCCACCAGCTCTTCTGTCTTGCGAATCGCTGAAGCGCTCGCCTCAGTCCATTGGATTGTCATCTTGTGCCTCCGTATAAATCTTTCATCACCACCTGGCCATTCTCTCGGATGGATTGACCCACCCCATCCCCAGGAAATTCAAAAAATCCAGCTCGTCCGCCATCGGTAGGGGCGCAAGGCTTGCGCCCCGGTACACCCCGCCATCCTTCACCGCGCAATCGCTCGGCAGCCCGCCGCGCTTCTTGCGCTGTGTCACGCACCACTGGCTGAATAGCGCCGGCCCCGTGCGGATGGTCAGGATCACCCCCCATTGCGCCGGCGGCAGCACGATGAACAGATCCAGGTCGATCCCCTCCGTCAGCCCGATCTTCTTGTAGCGCTGGCCGTTCTTGATCACCCAGCCCAGCGTCCCCCACGGGTATTGCTCCAGCGGGTTGAATGCCACCGGGTCGCCCAGCAGGTCATTCTGATACGTGATCAGCGGCTGCGCCACGATCTCGATGTCCTTCACCACCGTCTTCCCCCGCCGGATCGACCCGGCGATCTCCACTCGCTCGCAGTGCGGCTCGATCTTCCGCACAACCGTTTCCGCAATCTTTCTCGCTCTTGCCAGATCCATCTCGCTTCTCCCTTCGCCGGCGGAGCGAGGAGGTCGCCCCGCCGGCTTACTGAGGGTGCAATCCGGCCCTCGGATTGCTATTTGGGGAACCCGTCCGGCTCGACCAGATACTCGCCCAGGTCGGTTGCGATCGTGGGGAAGACTTCCTTTTTCAGCTCCACGAACGGCACCGGGTTGGTCTCCGCCACCGCCTTGGCGTGCTTCTCGAACAGCTCCCGGTTCAATGCCAGCGCATCTTCGAAGAACAGCTGGCACCACGCCAGCGCCATCTTGTCTTCGTACAGCAGCGTGGTCCTGGTGCGCGTCCCGATCGCCTTCACCTTCGGCTTCTCTCCGCTCGCCTCCAGATAAGCCAGCACATCCTTCCGCACCAGCTTCTCCGCCTGGGCGCACTCGCGCTCCGCCTGCGCCTTGGCCTGGCTCCAATGCTGGTATTCCGCCGTCGCTTCCAGCTGCTTGATCAGCCCGATCAGCCCGTCCCGCGCATCGTCGTTCTGCAGCCGGTAGCGCGCCAGCATCCGCAGCCCCTGCTCGATCTTCTCCTGCAGCTCGCCCAGGTACTGCCCCGCGTTTTCCTTCTGGCCCGCCTCGATTTCGGCCACGACTTCCGCCGTTGCGCCTTTTCCATTGTTGTTCACAGCTCACCCCCATCTGAGTAAGTCTCGTCGACCTCCCCGAAATCGCTCGGCGCCGCCGCCTTCAGGTTAATCGTCTTGCCCTTCTTCGTCTGCCTGGGCTTCTTCGCCGCTCGCCGCGGCTCCGCCGCGTTCACCTCATCCTCGGTGCCCTCGCCGAATTTCTTCAGCAATGCCGCCACGCCCTTGTCCTCGGTGCTCACCTCCAGCACCTGCCGGCTGGTCACCAGTCCCGGCTTCAACGCTTCCAGCGTGTTCACCAGGTCTTCGATATCCCCGTTGATTGGCAAATAAACGTTCATTCGTGCATCTCCTTTTCTCTTGCCTGCGCCCGACAGATCGGGCATAACTTTGGACTGTTGTGCAAATTCTTGAGCTTGCGCTCCAGCGCCCTGGGACCGTCCCAGGTGCGCACCAGTTTCCACGCCACGCCCTTCTCCCGGCACACGCTCATAATCCGTGCCCCGCGGGCGTTCTCGTGCCGCTTCAGCCGCTGGATCACCGGCAGGCTGCTCCACCCCAGATAGTGCTGCGCCAGCCCCCGCGGGTTGCCCGGGTTGCCGATCGGCTCGTCGAAGTGGATCAGGTACACCGTGCCCATCATTCATCCCCATCCAGCAGCTTGAAGATCAGGATGATCGGCCCAAAGATGATCAGCCCGATTGCATAGATCGGTATGGCCAGCAGCAGCAAAAAAGCCCCAAAACACCCGCCAATCCCATCTTCCTCGTCCATCATTTCCTCTCCGTGTCTCTGTGTCTCTGTGGTAAAGGATCACTCTTCCGGCTCGGCCAGAGCCGTAAGCTGCAGGTGGAATTGCTCGGCGCCATAGGTCACCGTAGCCTGGATCCCGCCATCCCACGACGCCGGCGGGCAAACCAGGTTGCCGCCTGCATCGATGTAGCAGCCCGCCGTCGGCGTTTTATCGCCTCCCCCGTCGATCTTGCATGCCAGCATACTGCCCAACAGGACCAGGATAAGTACCAGGATCAAAAGTATTCGTGCTGTTTTCCGTGTCATCGTTCCCTTCCTCTCTCCTCTGGGCGCCCCAGGACCGCCCCGGAGCTCCCTTGCCCAAGGAGAAGAAACTGGTAAGCTAAATGAGTGGTAATTGCCCTTCTTGCTGCAGCGCCAGGCTGCAGATCGCCCGCGCTTCCTGGATGCTGCGCCCATCCGGCGTCCATAACCCCCCGCTGTCCGGCCTGGCGTCCAGCCACTTGATGATTGCCAGCGCCTGCGCCACGCTCAAGTCCTTCACGTGCGCCTGCCCCGTCAGCCATTTCAGCACCGTCCGCCGCTTGTCCTCTGCGCCGTCCTCGCCGGCGAAGCACGCCTCCAGGTTGACCGCGATCATGTTGCGCGCCCCGTCTTTGAGCACCCAGCCGTTGACCTCCGCCAGGCGGGCGTACTGTTCCATCTTCGCCTTCACCTGCTCCGGCGGATACGGCCGTCCTTCCGCAGGGACTGCATTTTCTTCCGGTCGTCCTTCCGGCTCCGGGGGGGTCGCTCCGGTCTCCGTGTAGTGCCCTTCTTCCGCCTCATCGTCTTCGTACCGCCCGCTGTAGCTCAGCCCGGCCGCCTCCACCTCGCTCTCGCCTTCCGGCAGCAGCGCCAGCCCGTTCCCCGGCAGCGCCGCCTGCTTGGTCGCCATCAGCCTGGCTTTCACCCACTCGGGATCCGCTTCGATGCTCAGCAGCCACTTCACCCGCCGGACGCGCGTCCCGTCTGCGTTGGGCGTCGAGATGTTCCTCGGCCGGCGCCGCAGCACCAGCGGGATCCCCGCCAGAACGCCCTGATTGATCGTCTGAAACGCCCGCAGCTGGTCGCTGAGATTGGCGATATCGTGGATGCTGTTGGTTAAAACCGTAAGGTAGGCTGCCCGCTGCAGCTCCGGAATGATCACTTTAAGTCGTCCAGTCGGTTTGCAATAGATCGGTTCCTTCTCGCCCTTCTGCGTGGTGTACCAGCCCACCGGCCCGTCCACATACGGCCTGGGCTGCCCGGTCTTCAGGTCGATCCCGTTCTTGACCAGCACCTGCCCATTAGCCGTGTCAACCAGGTAGACAAACCATTCGCCGTCGCTCCTGGCCACCATCCGCCCCGCCGTGTACGCTTCCAGCCAGGCCTCCCACTGCCGCTCGATCTCATTGAACGGCAGGATGATCTTGATCTCCGCCGGCTGCGGCCCGTAGATGCGCAGGAACTCGTCCTGGGCTTCTGCCTCGCGTTCGTCGAACACGACTCTAAAATAGGTCAGGTCCGGCCCCGGTTTCTTCGGATCGGTCTTCTTCGCCCCCTTCCGTACAACCCCGATTTCAGGAAAAGCCAGCCCCCGGTCGGTAAGTCCTTTGATTGGCATCTCAGCCCTCCGTCCCGATCTCGGCCAGCAGCTCTTCCGCCGTCCGCACCACATGCGGCGTCACCCCGATCCGGGCCAGCAGCTCCCGCACTTCGATCGCTTCTCCCCGGCTCGCCTGCCGCCGGCGCTCCGCAAAGCGCTTGGTCACGAACCCGCTCCCGTCCCCACACTGGTCACAGGTCACCCGCCCGTCCGCCTCGCCCGGCGTGAAATACACGTTCAAATGTCCCCAGCACTTCGCGCACACATACCGCTCACGCACGATCAGCGCCTGGTTGGCTTCCAGAAAAACCGCTCTTCTTTCCGTGGTTTCTTCCATCTTCGCTCCAATCTGTGGTATACTGGAGACGCATGGGCTCCACAGTCCTGTGCATCTCCTGGCCCCGGGCTCCCCACCGGGGTCTTCTTATTCTTGACCTTCGACCGCGACTGCGCTCCGCTCTCGCAGCTCCTCCAGCCGCTCCACCTCCTGCGCCGCCGCAGCCTGCTTGGTCTGCATCTCTTCCAATTGCAGATATTGCCAAATTAGATGCCGGGCCATCGACCAGCAATCCTGCTGGGTGGCATAACCCAGGAAGCTCTGCAGCGCCCTGGCCAGCGCCAGCTTCCTCCCATAAAACGGGAGTTCGTAGTGGTCGTTCGGGTTGAACACCGCCGCACCCACGAACAGCCGCTTAGGTCCCTCCAGCGGCCGCAGATAACAGGTCGTCACGATCTGATCCGCCTGTCTCGGGTCGATTTGTAGATAGTCCTGATCGAACTGGATCGCCGCCGGCTCTCCCTCGATGTTCGCCTTCATAAAGATCGGTCTGAAAACCTTCACCCTAGCCTCCTTCTTGTTGTTTTGCTTCCTTCAGGCTTTGTATCGCCTGGCTTATTTGATCCAGCGCCCTGCCGGCCCTGGCCACCGTCTCGATATCGCCCTTCTCCAGTAAGGGCCGCACCTGCCGCCGGGCCTCGCTCAGCGCCATCAGCGCCTCGTCGATCAGCCCCAGCGCCGCATACGGCAGCGCCTTACGTTTCGTCATGCCCTTCCCTCAGCGCCTCCAGCACCCGGTCCCGTTTGCGCATCGCCCGGTATACATCGCCGATCACCATCGGCAGCCCGCTCGCCGCAAACAGCGTCAGCGTCAGCAGCGCACAGCGCCAATCGATCAGCGCCAGCCCGCCGATGGTCACCATCACCCCCCCCACCACGAACAGCGCCGTATACCCGTCCTTGCGCTCGCCCAGGTAATGCATCAGCGCGTTGTACGCCAGGCCAAAAAAGAACAGCCCTGCCAGAATAGCGCCGATCAGCCGCCAATCCAGCGCCGGATTGCATCCGTTCATGCCCCCACCCCTAAAACCGTGCTATCCTGGAGCTGTGCCCCCAAGCCCTCCAGCTCCGCTTCCTTCGCCTTGACCAGATCGTACAGCCCCCGCCAGTGCGCCGGCTCCTCCTGCGCATCGATCCATTCGCAATACGGCTCGTAGCCCATCTGCTCCGCCAGCCGCTTGGCCGCCTGGTGCGCCAGGCTCATCCAGTACTTGCTATTGGGGGGGTAATCGTTCTCGTCGAATTGGATCAGCGGCCGGTAGGTCGCTTTCCCGTCGCTCGTCCGTCCCCGGTGATCTGGATTGATCCTCATGCCTGCCATCTCCTGTAGCATCTCCATCGCTCGCCGCCACGCCGGCGCTTGCTCTGCCGGGCACGGCACATACTTCACCGCCAGCTCGACGGTCCACTCCATGCCGGCTATTCCTGCTCGACTTGTGCCAGGATCACCGGCCCCTCCGCCGCGTCCACCGGGCGCGGCAGGCTGCCGATCCCCACCACTCGCAGCCGCTTCATCTCGGCCCACTCGCGGACGATAATCCGCAGGCTGCTCGAAAAATCAATCCCCTTCGGCTGAGCATGCTCTTGCACAATCCGGATATCTTCCGGAAGCATCGATACGCTTCGCTGCTTCGCTCCTACTGCCATTCTGCCTCCACATCTTGGATGTTTGAAAAATCCAATTTGGATTATACAACTAATTTGTGGATTGTCAAGGGTTATCTCGTATTGTTGTAAAATACAGCTATGGGTTTCGATAACAAATCATCCAGGATCAGCAGGGAAATCACTTTAAAGTGATCGGCGAACAGCAGACAGACCTGAATAAGCGCCTGGCCGCCATCCGCCGTAAAATTTCCAATACCACCAACGCCATTGCCGAAGCCGGCCATTCCCCCGCCCTGCTCGAAAGCCTGGCCCGCTTCGAAGCCGAAGCCGCCGACCTGAGCGCCCAGCTCGCCTCCCCTGTCCCCGACCTCGACCCCGCCGGCCTGGCCGACCTGCGCCTGCGCCTCGACGATCCCGACCCTGCCGCCCTGCAAACCCTCTTGCGCGGCCTGCTTGCTCGTGTTATCATCGACCGTGACGGTCCGCTGGTCACCGGAGAGCTGATCTACTACTCTCCCCCCGGCTGACTGGCTGCGTCTTCATCCCAAGCCCCCGTGGGGGCACCTCCCCAAAGACACACATTCACCCACCCCTTCACCGCGCGCCTGCGCACCTACGTAAAAAAGCCCTGATCGGGCTTTTTTACATCCAGGAATTGATCGTCAGCAAAAAATGAGCGAAGGTCGAGCTGGCATGATTGCCCAGCTCGTATGCCTGCATATAGTGATAGCCCAGCGCCTCGGTCTGGAAGAAATTCAGCGCCGTCGAGATGCGGTAGGCGTTGTAATTATCGATGCGGTAGAACGCGTTGATCTCGCTGCCATCCAGATAGGGCGAAATGATGGCATACGAGCCATCGGCCCCGGCGTACTGCGCCCCCTTGATCGTGATCGAGACTGCGTTCTCGGCCAGGCCGGCGATGAATTCGAGCTTATTGTTCGTATCGGAATTATTCCACTTCCTCGCCGCTCCGTTGTAGGTGTGGCTGGTGCTGTCACCGGTGTATAGGTAACGTTGCGCCCGGTTGTAATAATTCCACACGAATCGCTTGGTGATCGTGTCATCCGTCTGCCCCCCGCTCGAATTGATGTAGATCGTCCCCAGGTAGCGCCGGGTGGTGGCTCCGCTCTTGACCCACACTCCGTTCTGTGTGGTCAGCGCCGTCGCCCGGGTGGTGGCGTTGGTCCACGCCAGCAGCTCCAGGGTGGCCGTGCCGCCGTTGTTGTAGCAAAATACGTCATACGGCCTGGAGGCCGTCAGTCCGGCCAGCGTGATGCTCAGCTCGGTAAATGTCAGTGTCGCCCAGGCCGCCGATCCGTCGTAGAGCGAGATCTTATTGCCCTTGTAAGGCGTGAAATACAGCGTGGTCTTGGCCGCCTGGTCGGTCGTCGAGATCGGCGCCCCGCTCTCCAGCGTCAGCCGCCCCTGGCAGGGATAGCTCAGATATTGCGGATGGTCCTCATCGCTCAGCCCCCCCAGCCCGCCGTGATCGATCTGCGCCCCATCTCCGCCGGCGTGGTCATGACTGTCGCCGTTGGTCACCCCCTGCGCCGCCGTGGCGAATGCCGCCGCGTGGTTGCCGTCCAGCTGGTCGGCATTCAGATTGGTCACCACCGTCGTGCTGGCGATCGTCAGCGGCGCCGTTCCCGTGGCCACGTCCGCTTCCAGCGTCTGCGCCCGGATCTCGTGGCTGCCGGCGTCCCAATCCGCGCTCAGCCCCCGTGTGCCATTGGCCAGCAGATATTGTGTGTGATCGTCGTCCGCCAGCCCTCCCAGCCCGCCGTGGTCGACCTGCGCCCCATCCCCGCCGGCGTGATCATGACTGTTCCCGTTGGTCACCCCCTGCGCGCTGGGTGCATATCCCAGGCTGACCGTCCCTCCGCCGTCATTGGTCAGCGTTCCGTTCGGCGCCTGGATTTTCGATACCCCAGAGACGCTGGGCGCACCGTCTTCCTCTTCCACCGTCAAACTGGAGGAGCTCGCTCCACCGCTGGTGTATTCGCGCCGCTCCAGGTCTTTCAGTCGCCGCTCCAGCGCCGTGATCCGCTCGATCAACATCGCCGCCAGATCTGCCATCACGCCACCGCCATTGTCACGTCGATTTTCTCCTCGCCATTCTCGCTGACCGTGATCCCCACCTCGTCGATCTTGAGTGTCACGCTCGCTCCTGTGAATGGATTGCTCGCCGTCACCAGGTCGCCCAGCGTGTAATGCGTCCCATACTGGCTGCCCGGCGTCTGGATCACGTCGAATTCGAATTGCTGTGTTGCCTGGCGCTCGTCCAGTGCTGCATCTCCCCTGGAGTTCAGCCCGTCCGTGGTGTCCACATCCGTGGCGTTCTGGAATACTTCGATGTTGTTGTCGTCCACATCGTAATTCGCCCCCGTGCGGATCGCCGTCGTCCGGCTGCTTTCCTCGCCCTGCCCTCCCACAATACAGACTGTCTTCTCGTCGGTGCGAATGTCCCGCCAGGTCGGGTTAGACATATTACCCCGCTCCAATGCAAAGATCACCGATGCCGTGCGGTCTGTCCCCAGCTGCCCGTCATAATAGCGCCACTGCCAGGCCGTTGCGCTGGTCTTCACCAGGTCGAAATCTCCCCCCGCGATCGGCGCCAGTTTTTGCAGTGTCTCCAGCAGGTTCTCGAAGGCACAGAACCAATCTACCGTATTGCCGTCCGCCCCGTCCGTCTCCACCGACAGGCCGGCAATCGCCCCTGCTCGCAGCCTCCCGTTGACCACCGTCGCATCGCTGGTGGCATTGTATTTGACCAGCGTGTTCATTACCGTCTCGGCCGGGTCGCTGGTGAATTTCGTTTTATCCGCCGTGCCAGCGTAATAGGCCACGATACGCCAGGAAAGCAGGCTCATCAGCCCCGGGCAGGTTACCACCGCCTTCGACCCCTGCGCGCCGTAATAGAATTCGTTCTGCCTGGCCAAGCCGACGAAATCCCTGGCAAATGTTCCTCCATCCGGCTTGCGCCATACCTCGATCTGCCATTTGTCCGCCAGGCTGCCCATCAGCGGGTGATCTCCCCGCAGCCCGATCTGCAGCAATCCCGGTGCGTTGACCTTGCGCACGTAGTTCAGGCTGCCGAAGTCGGTGATCACGTATTGCAGATCGCCGGCGGTGTCGAAGACGTTCAGATAATAATCCGCCATGATTTACACTGGACCGATAGCCAGCCATTGTACATTGAATGTAAGTGCACCGGAGCTGCTCAAACGCTGTATTTCGATATAGAAAGAGGAAGCAGTCAGCAAATCGACCCGAGTATATATCTGGATGCTTGTGCTACTCGGAGAGGCCAGTTGTAACAATATGATCGGTGTGGCCGAAAACGAAACCGGAAATGTAAGCACGATAAGGTCAGACAATACACCAGTCAGCATGCCCCCATCGATAATTCCGGCCTGCATCATAATTTCACCGGGGGTGTACTCGGTAGTTCCGGCGGTTGCCCAATTCGATGCATGTCCTCCCTGCCGGCGATAGAATTGTGGCACCCGGTTGCCCAGCTTGGTATCGTCTATTGCTCCATCTGCCAGCTCGTCGCTTCCCACTGCGCCCGCAGAGATCTGCGCCGCGCCCACCGCAGCATCGGCTATTTTAGCCGCCGTGATAGCGTCATTGGCAATGCCGGCCGCAGCGATCTGCCCGAAACCGATCGCTGTGCCCGACCGGCGCAAGGCATATCCGTTTGTAGCTGCTGTAATGGCTGCTGCTACGCCTGTTGTATTCGCCGCCCGCCCGAGAACGGACAATCCGTCAAGGGCATTGATGGCGTCGGCGCCGGGGCTATCCGAAAAAGCAGCATAAGAACGATCGTCCGTCAGGCTGATTACCCCGCCGGTGGTGATGGTGAAGGTCGCCAGGCTGATTTCGTAGGTTGTCCCCGGCGTCTGGGTCAACGATGGGATTGCCGCCACGCCGTCCGTGTTTCGCACTGCCACCAGCCGCACCGTCTGCGCACTCCAGCTCGCCCGCAGGATCACCCGCCCCCCGGTGGTCCCCACGCTGGGCGTGGTCACCGTCAGGTTAACCGACGCCGTATTCCAGTAATACAGCCCGTATACGATCGCCGCTCCGGTGTTGACCGCGATCGGCGAGGCCGTCCCCGTCGCCGCCAGCTCGTTCAGCACGCCCCGCAGCACGCCCGAGCCGCCCCGGGCCCAGATGTTGCGCAGCCAGCCCGCTACCGCGTCCCGGTCGAAGCCGGCCGTTGGGCCGTCGCCTACATTGTTGGTATTCCAATATCGCGAGCTTTCAGTCATGTTTACTCCGGCCCAATGGCTTGCCAGTAGACATTATAAGTGTTCGATACGGAGGCGCCAACATAAACAACGCCGCTAAATCCGCTGGCCGTCACCGAGGTAATATAAATCGTGCTGTAGGAGCTGGCATGATAAGGGGTGCAAAACACCAACGGAACATTGCTGAACGCGGTGGGGAATGTAACACTAAAGGCTTTCGAGCTTTCGCTGGAGAATGCCACAGCCACACTTCCCCCCTCCATACGAACCGTGGTCGGCGTTTGTGTGCTGGTTCCTGGCGAGCTCCAATCCGACGCGCTTCCTCCCTGTCTTCGATAGAACTGCGGCACCCGGTTGCCCACCTTGGTGTCATCCACTGCATCGTTGGCTAATTCAGTGGTTCCCACCGCTCCGGCGTCGATCTGGTCTGCGCCAACTGCATTATCGGCAATCTTATCTACCGTTACGGCGTCGTCTGCGATGCCGTCCGTGCCGACCGTCCCAAAACCGATCGATGTTCCCGACCGGCGCAACACCTGGGCGTCTGAGCCGGCCGTGATCGCTGCGCTCTGCCCCGTGCTGCTGGCTGCCCGCCCAATCACGCTCAATCCAGTGATATTTTCCAGCCCTGCCGCCGTCAGATAATTGGCAAATTGACAGTAATTGCGCACATCGGTCAGAGAGATTACGCCGGCTGTGGTGATGGTAAAGGTCGCCAGCGGGATGCTCCATTCCGAGCCGGCTGTCTGGGTCAGGCTGGGAATAGCAGCCGTTCCGTCCGTGTTCATTTGTACCACGGCTCGCACGGTCTGCGCCGTCCAATCCACTTTCAGGTTCACCCGCCCCCCGGTCGTCCCGGTGATCGGTGTGGTCACCGTCAGGTTAAGCGAGCTGCTGTTCTCATAATAGAATCCGTGTGCAATCGCACACCCGCTGGCCACCGCCAACGGCGAAGAAGACCCGCTCACCACCAGCTCGTTCAGCACGTTCTTTAGCACGCCCTGGGTGGCTTCCTGGTCAGTGATCAGCAGCCGGCGCACAAAATCATAGAACTCGGTGGCTGTGTAGCCTCCGGAAGTGCCGTCCCCGGTCCCGTTTGTCGTCCAGAATAAACTTTTTTCTGCCATGATGACCTAAATCCTTTTCCGTGTGATCCGTGGTACCGTGTACTGATTCTTACACGCCCAGATATCGCCTATACCACCGCACCACGATTGCCGTGTTCGTCCCGGCGCTGGTGCCGCTGAAACCTAAATTATTCGTCCCCGGCTTCAGGTGGAATGTTGCCAGATCGCTATCCGATGTCAGATCGGCAATCTTGTTCGCTCCGCTTCCGTCCACCACGGTCTTATAACCATATCGCAGATCGATGATGCGGCTATCCCCGTCGGCGATCGTGGTTCCATCGAAATCCAGCACATCCCCCGTATCCAGGTGCTCGATCCGCGGGTCGGCTATCGGGCCTATGATCTCGATTTCCGGGTACTCGATCCACGTTCCATCGTAATCGATCGCCGTCTCCGCTCCTACCGTCGTCCCGCCGAATGTCCACGGCACCGCCATCGGGAAGGCGAACCCGCTCCCGCCCGTCTCGCCCACGATCCGCACGCTCTGCCGCGTCGGGTCGTACCAGGCCGGGTCCGGGCAGATCAGCCGCACTGCCGCCCGCTGCCCCTGGTATCGATGGGCATCCCGTTTCGAGAATTGTGGCCCCTCCGCGCAATAGCAATCCACCTGCCGCACTGTGCCGTCCGGCTGGGTGAAACGCAGATTGAGCGCCGCATCCAGCGTCGGGCTGAGCTGATCGATCAGCTCCTGCCGCCGGGTGTAAAACGCCGCCCAGCTTTCCGCCCTCAGCATCAGCACCAGCTGGATCATTCTCGGATCCAGCCGGTAACCCCGGTCACTCTCCCCGTGCTGCAGCGGCCCGCGCTCTGTCAGCCGGTGCAATGGCGGCATTCCGAAGCCCTCGTAATTCTCCACCACGTAGTTTTCTACGTCCGAAAGATCGAGAGCGACATCATTACGCAATAACTCAAGCGTCCCGAAAATCATAAGCGTAATCCGTTCAATCCGTTCTCCCTGCGATTTTGCAGGCGTAATCCGTTGTCACGCTTCGCCATACAGCATCTGCAGCAGCCGCACATCCGCCGCCAGCGTCCCCGCGCTCTGCGCCGGGTAATTGGCGTTCAAGGAGAAGTTGTAGTTCACGTTGGTAGTATTGCCCGCTCCGGCTCTGCCGCCAGCCATCGCAAAAGCCGGCTGTGTCATTGCTCCGAAAGCCTGTCCGATCGCCTGTTGGCCATCCTTCAGTGAATTGACTAAACCTTGAATATAGCCAACACCGGAATCTTTACCCAGCTCCATAAACTTCCTAGATGGAGAATGGCCTTCTATGGTATTGCGAGCTGTTTCCAGCATATTGCCAAAAAAACCACGTACCTGATCGTAAAACCAGGCTGCATTATCCACGATTCCCTGCCATACCCCGGTCACGATGTCTTTACCAATCTGAAGCACTGTATTCCAGATTTTTCCCGGGATCTCCGCCAGCACCAGCCCCAGCTTGACGATCGCTGTCCCGATCTCCGGCAGGTTCTCCACGATCCCCTTGACGATCGCCTTCAGCAGTTCGAACCCGATCTCTGCCAGCAGCGGCAGCAGGATGATCAGCGCTTCCACCATCGCCTCGATCAGCTCCGGCATGGCTTCGATCAGCGCCGGCAGCGCTTCCACGATCCCTTCTACGATCCCGATCAGCAGCTTCCCGCCTGCTTCCACCAGCAGCGGCAGGTTATCGATCAGAATTTTCGTAATCAGAATGATCGCATCCACGATCGCCGGGATTAGCTTCGGCATTGCCTCCGCCAGCCCCTCGATCAGGGAGATCAGCGCCTTTACCCCTGCTTCCACCAGCATCGGCAGGTTCTCCACGATGGCGTTGACCAGCATCAGCAGGATTTCAACCCCCGCATCGATGATCATCGGCAGGTTTTTGACGATAAATTCCACCAGGCTGCGGATGATCTCGATCGCCGCTTCCAGCAGCATCGGCAGGTTCTTGATGATTGCGTCCAGGATGCCTTGGATAATGCTCAGCCCCGCCTGCAGGAATTCCGGCGCCCGCTTGGCAATATCATTGGCGATATCTCCGATCAGGTCGCCCACGCCTTCTGCCATCTTCACCAGGTCGCCGTCCGCTCCTTTCACAATCTCGCTGAAGCGTCCCAGGTAGATCCCGGCAGTGTCTGCCAGTCCCTGAAATGCAGGCAAGAAGGCGCTGGATAACGTTCCCAGTGTGCCCGCCAGGCCTTGCTTCAGCCCCGCCAGCTTATCCCCAAAACTCTCCAGGCCGGCGACATCTTCTTCACTCATCACCGCGCCCATTTCATGAGCTTCTTTACTCAGATTCGCAATTTCATCTGCCCCCGCTTTGATCAGCGGATTCAGCTCCATCGCCGAGCGCCCAAAAATTGCCATAGCCAGGGCGTCCCGTTCGGTTGCATTTTCGATTCCGCCCAGGGCCTCCAGGGCTTCCGAGAAAACCACCTCGGAGTCTCGCAGCTCGCCATTCGCGTCGACGACGCTGATCCCCAGCTTCTGGAAGGCCTTCGCCGCATCTCCCATTTCGGGGGACTTGATCTCCGCCGAGGCCTCTTGCGCCGCCGCCTGGATATCGTTTAGCGCCTTGGTGGCGATCGCCACTTCCTCGTTGTAGCGCTCGGTCGCTGCAGCCAGCTCGCTGCGATACCGTTTTTTGGCGGCCTCTTCCTGCTCTGCCTGCTTGGCCTGAATTTTCTGGCTTTGCTTTTCGTACTCCACTTCTTCTTCCGCCAGCTGTGCCTGCAGCGCCTTTAGCTTTTCTTCCTTGGCGTGCTCAGCGTCGCTCTGATCTTCTTCGAGGTCTTCCAGGCGCCGCTGCTTTCGAGTGTTGAATTCATAATCCAGTTCATCGATGCGCTCTTGAATGCGCGCTCTTTCAGCTTCAGTCTCGGCTGCCCCAAGGTCTTTGGTCAGGCCTTCGCGATCGTGTTTGTAATCTTCTTCCAGCCGTGAAAGCTCGCGGTTTACATCCTCCTGACGTTCTGCCCGCTCATACTCGAAGTCGGTTTCGACCTTGTTGATCGATTCCCGCAAATCAATCATGCGCGCCGTATGGCGTTCCTGCAGGTTTTCGGCTTCCTGCCCAATACTTTTCGCAATATCAAGGAGGCTTTCCCCCAGGCTGGACTCGAGCGCAATGCGTCGCTTTCCGTGATCTTCTCTGAGATCGCTTAGCCGGCTTTCCTGCTCTTCGATCTTTCCGACATATTTTGCTGAAATCTCCGCAGACTGCGCGGCCGCGTCTGCTGCAGCTTTAATCGATTTTTCCTGATAATCAACAGCCTGATCTTTCGCTTCTGCCATTGACCGTGTCAGCCTGGATAGCGAGCCGGTCATCGTCTCCGCGCTGGTCCCTACCTGGTCTCCAACATAAGCCAGCTCCTGCAGCCGCTCGACCGAGATCCCGCTAACCAGGGAAAGATCAGTCAGCTCGCCGGCCATATCTGCGGAGTCAGTGACCATCTTGCCCACTGCCACGCCCACACCGGCTACAGCCGCAGCCAGGCCGGCGATCGCCGTCACCCCGATTGCCAGGCCGGTCTTTAGCCCGCTAGCCACCTTTTTCAAATGCTCCAGGGCACTGACTGAATCTTGGGTTTCTTCTTCTAGTTTATCTACCCCCTTGGCGGCATCTTGTGAGCCCTCTTTCAGATCGCGTAAGCCGGATTCAGATTGGTTCAGCTCGCGCTGCATTTTGCCCAGCGCTTCGACCTCTTTATTCAGCTTGATCGCCAGCTCTTCCGCCGCCCGGCTGCCCGCGCCTTGCTCGTTGGCCACCCGGCTGTATTCCCCCTGCAGCGCCTCTACCTTGCGCTTCTGGATCTCGATCTGCTCGTTGAGCGCCTTAATCCGCGTTTCCAGCCCCGTGGCGCTCTTGCCCCAATCCTCCAGCCCGGCCACGCTCGCCTTGAACGCGCTCTCGATCACCCGGATGTCCCGGTTCATCTCCGCCAGGCCGGTCTTTAGATCGGTGACATCCAGCCCGACTTTGCTTGTAATTGGCGGCAGATCGCTCATAACCAGTTCACCTGATCACAAAATACCCGATTCTTCCGGTTCGTAACCACACTCTGTGTCTCCGTGTCCGATGTACTCATCGGCGCTCCGTGGTTATTCTTCGGTGCGTGCATCACAAACGGCAGCAGGCTCTCGATATCCGTCCGGTCGATCTCATACAGTGACCAGCCGAACATCTTCACCAATTGCCATTCCAGCTCCAGGCAATAATCAACGTCGATTTCCTCTGCTTTAGGCGTTATCCCGCCGGAGGTGGAGGGTTTTCTGTCTTTCCCTCCACGAACGATCCCGCCCGGCTGATGATCGCCCGGATTACCGTCGCCATCTCGCCGATGTCCGCGCCATTGCTCGCCTCTGCCACCGTGAACTGGTCGCCAAACACCGCCACCACTAGCGCCGCCAGCTCGTCCACCGTCTCTTCGCTCATCTCGCCGGCCAGCATTTTCTGCATCCGCATGGCCTTCTTCAAGATCGCCCAGGGGATGAATGAGCGCGTGTAGGTCTGCTTGACCTCGTTCGTCTCCGGATCGTACAAAGTCAGTTCGATTGGTTTCATAATAATTCCGTCCCCCTGGGGACCGTTTCCGGCCCCCAGGGACCACAAGGAGAAGAAAATGCGTCTTAGGCCGTCGTGAAGTTCACCACGCCGCTCAGCGTCTGCCCGTAGATGTCCTCCACCGCGTAGGTGATCAGGTACACTGTGCTGGCGCTCAGGCTGCTGCCCGGGTCGATGGTGACGATCTTCTTGGTCGCATCCAGCGTGATGGTCGCAGCCGCCTGCGTGCCGTCCGCCTTGCTGATCACGATGCGCTCGATCACGTCGTCCTTCATCGCATTGTTGAAGGTCATCGTCTGGTTGGCCGAGACGCTCACGCCCGTCGCGCCATCCGTCGGGACGGAGCTGCTCAGCGCCAGGGCGCTCACGCTTGCCACGCCCGGCACTTGCACCTGGCTGAACCAGTTGGTGCTGTCGAAGGCGTCGGTGTCGTCGTCGCCCCACACCCGCTTCACCTTCTCGTTGGTCGCCCCAACATCATGCTGGTAGGTGCTATGCACCGCCGTGAACACGATCTCCGTGGTCTGCGGCGCCGGCGTGTCGCCTTGCGTTTCGAAGGTCTCTGCCGGTGTGCTGAACTTGCCCTTCAGATACCAGTACCAGCGATAGCTGCCATTGGACTTCTTGCTCTTGAAACCCAGGGCGTAATCCGGCGGGGTGGCGTCTGTATCGTAGAACCGCCCGGTGGTCGCGTCGAAGGTCTTGCCCAGCACCGCCGCCAGCATCTCCGGCGGGATCCCGGTCACCCTCATCGTCAGCTCGGTCTCGCCCTCGCTCACGAACGTATCGTAAGCCGCGTCGTCTGCATATTGCGTCTCCCGGTTGACCGACGGGGCTGCGTTCAGCTCCGCCGCCGGGGCGAAATAGGCCGGGCTGCCGGCGGTGTACGCCGCGGCGCTGTCTGCTGAGATCGCCGCCACATACAGGTCCGACAGACCGATCGTGCTCTTGTACTCGCCTGCATTGATAGTCATTTCACTCGTCCTCCAGATAGGTGTACTCAAAGGCCAGGCCGTAATGCCGGGTCTCCTGATTGTACGGTAATTGATTCTTCGCCGACCGTTTGAACCCGGCGGCGACCATTGCTGCATCTATGTCCGGGGGGCTTTGCAGCCCGGCCCGATCATAGATCGACACCTGCACCCGGTTGCCGCGCAGCTTCTCGGCGTCGTCCGCCTGCAGGACCGGCTGCGAGCTTACCAGGAAGAACACGATAAACTGATCCGGCAGCGGCGTCCCGGTCTGCGGGATGTACACCTGGTTGGCGTAGGGCACGCTTAGCGTGGCCAGAGCTGTCGCTGTGCGATCGAAGATCGTCGTCACGGGATCAGCTCCTGCTTGAACACGTTGACCATCGCCGTGCGCGCTTTGCGCATGTCCTCATCCAGCGTGGGCCGGATGTAGGGCTGCGCTGCCATCGAGCTGGTGCCGTATTCTTGCGCCGTGCCGTAGCGCGCCGTTTCGGCGTCTACCTCCCGGTTCAGCCCGACCTGGATGTAGTGGTAGTTTCCATCCACGTGCGGCCCGTCCACGCTCAGGTTATTGGCCAGGTTATGCGTGTCTCTCGGCACCCGCCGCAGCATCCCATCCAGCAGTACCTGCCCGCCGGCGTCCAATGCCTTGTCGGTCACCGTGTCCACGCTCTTGCCCGCCTGCTGCACGCGCTCCAGCCACTCTTCGAAGCCCTTGGTCGAGAATTTCACCCGTACCGGCATCTCAGTTCTCCGCCATCAGACGCACTTTGAGCTCCATGTACTCGCCGCGTTCGCCGATATTGTCGATCGACACGATCTCGTACACGTCGCTGCCCTTCTGCACCAGGCAGGTCTCGTCCAGGCTGGCGTTGTAGCGGATCAGCACCGTGGCCGGCTTCGAAGCATTCAGCGCCGCCGCCTGCCACACCTCCCCGCCGTGCACGTTGCTCCACTTCGCCCACACCGTTGCAAACGAGGTGAAAGCCGCCGTCTGGAACCCGCCCGTGCCCGTGGTGACCGTGCGCGTCCCCAGCTCGATGCTGGTGCGCATCTCTCCCGGATTGGTGACCTTGCTCCCGATGATCATGTTTGCGCGCAAACCTACTCGCCCAAGGGCGTCAAATGCGCCTGGAACCAGTAATCCGACAGGTCGCCCGTCGCCGTCTGCTGGATCTCGTCGTCATACGTGATCACGCTCTCGAAGCTGGCCGACTGGTCGCCCGTCACGCCCACCAGCCCGATCAGCGCTGTCACGGCGTCGCCGGCCCGCGCTCCCGCTACGCTGATCGGCCCGGCTCCATTGCTGCCGGCAAAGCGGAAATAACGCAATGCCAGCGCCTCGAGCTGGGTTAGACATGCGCTCAGCCCCTGGCCGAGCGCCCCGCCGGCTGCCATCCCGCCCGGGTCCTCGTGCCAGCGCACCAGCAGCATCCTGGCCGCGTCCTTTGCCTCCGGCTGCACGGGATCATCCGCGGCCCAATCGTGCCCGGTTGCCCGCATGACGTAACGGTCAATCTGCGGCAGCAGGTCGATCAGGTTCGCATCGTTCTCGTCGCAGCGCAGAGCGTTCGCCGCCTCGGCCGTCGTCAGGATGTTGCCCATCAGTCACCTCCGGCATGCTGTAGGGGCGTGATCTAAGGCGTGATCTCAACGCCACACGCCCCCCATCGCATGTGCATCTTACCCAAGCAGGATCGCCATGGCCTCAGGCTTGACTGCCTTCACGCCCCAGGCCAGCCCCACTTCGAAAGCCACCTGGCGGTACTGCCGGTACATCGCCACCTGGAAGCTCAGCCCGGACACCGGGTCGGTGATCACGGTCACATCGTCAGCCGCGTCGCCGCCTTCCGGCATGGTCGGCACGCGCGCCATCAGCGCCAGCGCCGACTTGCTGAAGGCCAGGTTGGCCGCGTAGCTGTTGCCGATCGCCACGGTGTCGTTATTGACCCAGGCCACGCGCAGGCCAGGATTGGCCAACACGTAGTCCTGCTCGCCGCCGGTGGCGTGCCCGGTCTTGACCACGTACTTGTTGGTGTCCCGCCCGGTGATGGTATTGGTCAGGATATCTCCTGCCTTGACCTGCCCGGTGCCGGTGTCCAAATGCACCGTGGTCGAGCCGACCGCATAGCCCGCAGTCAGGTCCACCAGGTAGCCGCTGCCGGCGCCCTTGGTGTGGTTGGCCACCTGTGCGCTCTCGCGGATCATAAAGCCGAACAGATCCAACAAAACGCCCCGCCGCAGCATCTCGTCGCTGCCGGCTTCGTTAGCCTTGCTCAGCTGCGCCAGGGTGCGCAGCTTGGCGCCCGCGCTGGTGTTGATCACCAGCTGCAGGTCGGTTTTCGGTGCGCCGTTGTCCAGCAGGATTTTGAGCACCTGGGCCGCTTCGTCCAGGGTGGACCCGAACGGGGCAGTTCCGGCGGTGCCATAAGCCCGGCTGGCGTACACGTACAGCGCTGCCAGGTCGGTCTCCACCTCGTTGACCAGGGTGCGCATCGCCTGTGCAAACTGGTCAACCAGGATCTGGTTGTACAGCCCGCCCAGGCTCTTTTGCTCCTCGCCATTCCAGCCGAACACCGCCGAGCGGCTCTTGCTGATCGTCATCGTCCCCGGACCGATGGTCTGGTCAGTCGGGGTGGGCCCGGTGGTTGCCGGGGTGATATCGCCCGCAGCGACAACCGGCACGACCGGCCAGGAGATGGTCTGGTCTTTTGCCGCCTGCTCGCCAGAGGCGTCGAACATGACTGCCGGGATGAACCCGGTCAGCTCGCGCAGGACAACGTCCAGCGACTTGTAGATGGTTGGGATCAGTCCCGTAAGTGTGTTAGCCATGATGGACCTCCTTAGTCCTCCAAAGTGCCGCCGGAGCGGATGTAGAGCGCCCGCTCACGCAGGCTCATTTGGTTATACTCCGCGCGCTTGATGGTCGTCGGCTGGCTGCCTTCGGCAGGCTCGGGAGTAGCGTTGGAAACGGGAACAAAGTTCTTGGCGATGTCGTTCGGACGGTTGGCCATCTGCATGGCCTCGTACAAAGACACAGCTTCGGCGTGTTTGGACTGCGCCTCATCCAGCGCGGGACGCAGCTCAAGCGCCTTGACTTTGCTCTCATCCGTTCCCTCTCGGAAGAGTGCGTCCAGCTCACTGGCCACACGCTGCACTTCCGCTTCCGCCGCATTCACGGCGTCGAAATAGGGTTTCAGATCAAGCATTGTGTTGCTCCTTTCGCAAAATGGTCGAAACTCGATCGCTGAGGATCTGCGCCTCGCGTATCATGTCATCGGTCAGCTGCGGCTCGCTGGGTTCCGCCGCCTCCGGGACATCCTCGTTTATTCTCCCCGTCCCCCCTGTATCTCCTCCATCAATCAACAGCCTGGCGATGGTTTCTTCCAGAGTTCCGATCCGGTCGGCCATCCCCAGCTCCACTGCCTGGCGTGCGCCCACCACTCGCCCCTCGCCAAAGCCGTTGCGCACTGCAGACGGCTTTACGCCTCGATTGCGCGCTACGGTCTCCACAAATGCAGCGTAGGATTCGTCCACTCGCACCTGAATCGCCGCCCGGGCTTCTTCCGCCAGCGGCTCATAGGGATTGCCTTCGGTCTTGTATTTGCCTCGGCTGATCATTGAGATCTTGATCCCTTCCATCTCGTAGGCCTTGCTCAGGTCCTTGTGCACCGCAAATACGCCGATCGAGCCCACCTCCCCCGATGGAGTGACCACTACCTCGTCCGCTGCCGTCCCGATCCAGTAAGCCGCCGAGGCCATCGTATGGTTGGCCACTGCCACGATCGGCTTACGCCCGCGCGCCTGGTAGATCTTCCTGGATAGCTCTTCGATTCCGTTCACCTGCCCGCCTGGGCTGTCCACGTCCAGGATGATCGCCCCAATCTCCGGGTCGCTCACCAGCTCGTCGAACTGCGCTCCAAAGCGCTCGGCGCTGGTCGCTCCCGATACATCGGTCATCAGGTTGGCCCGGGGGAAGATCGTCCCGAAGAGCGGCAGCACTGCCACGCTGCCGGCTCGCCGCTCCGCCGGGCGCTTGGCCCCGTGGATCCGGCTCTGCACTTCCTCGGCGTCCAGCTTCTCTCCAGCTGCATGCCGGGTTACGATCTCTTCCAGGATCGCCAGCTTGTGCGGCAGGATCGCCCAGGGCGTCTCTACAAAGGCCTGTAAAACATAGGATGGTCTCATTCTTGTGTCTCTCCTTCTTCGACGGCCGGCGCTGCCGCCGGTTGCATTACCAGCGGCTGGATGTTGCTGGCCATGTATAGCCGGTCGGCTTCCGGCGCCGGGTCGGCGCTGCGGTCTTCCTTCTCCCGCGCCTCGTTGGGGGTCAACATGCCGTTTTGCACCCGGATCGCCAGGCTTTCGCCTCGCGTCTTGCTGTCCATTCGCAGCAAGCTTTCACGAACGAACCGGAAATAGGTAGTGGCTTGTTCAGCCCTGGAAAGCCAGCGAATGCGTGCCGCCTCTTCCCATGGCACCAGATAAGCATCCAGCGTACCCTGCAGGTACTCGATGTATTTCTGCTCGTTCGAGTTATAGGCTTCCTTGCCGCGGTTGAGCATGTGCTCCGGCAGCCCGAAGAAGTTGCAGATGTCCCGGTCATTGGCGTCGATCGACTCCAGGAATTGCGCATCCTTGTACTTCATCTCGATCGGGCTGAATTCCACGATCTTGTTATCGAAAACTGCCAGCCGGTAGGCGTTCCCGCTCCCGCTGATCGTTTCCTCGTAAGCATCGCGCACTTTCCTGCGCGCTTCTGCGCTCAGATCTCCGGCCATCTTGACATACGCCGCCGGCAGGAAGCCTTGCTTGAACAGCATCCCCTGGGTCTTGTGCGCCGCCATCTGCCGGCCAAAGGTCTCCCGTGCAAACGTGATCACCCCTCGACCGATAAAGCCGGTGCTGTCCGGGTTGATCAGCAGATGTAGTATCTCCACCGCCGGGATGTAGGCCGTGACGCCGCTGCTGAACGTGTGCCGGTACCACAGGTTGCCGTCGAAGTCGAACACCGGCGTGGTCTTGTCCGCCGGCAGCATCAGCAGCTGCCGCGGCCCCTCGATCGGGCTCCACATATAGGCGTTCCCGTGAAACAGCAGCCACTCGACGGCCGCTTTCTTGAACAGGAATGGCGTCCAGCCCCACAGATTGGGCGAGACCTGCAATAGATAGGCCATGTTGCGTGTCACCGCGTCCGGCTGTACCTGCTCGATATTTCGCCCTACCCGGCGGATCATCTGGAAGGGCATCTTGGCCACATCGTCGCTGATGATGTTCTTAGCCCGGTAAGCCGTGGCGATCCCCTGCGCGCCGGCCACGGTCACGTATTCGCCCGAGTCGGTATGGTAGCCCCAGGACGGCGCATATTCGGCCGTCGGGCTGGCCGCTCGATCTTCTTTGGGTTTTGGGTTCCCGCTCAGCAGGTTACTCAGCAGCATTGCGCTTCCTCATTCCTACCAGCACCGCCAGGCCGATCAACATCAGCCCTGCCGCGATCCAGGTGATAACAGCATTCCATAAGCTCAGCCCGTACAGGATGCACCCGCACCCCGCCAGCAGCAAGATATCGTCAAGCAGCAATCGGATCAGCTTCATAGCGCCCGAATACCTCCACCAACGGTCCCGACATCGCCCGCAGCCGCTCCACATGGGGCAGGAGTTTCTTTCCTTCCTCGATCCACGGTCGCAGGTGATGATCCAGCGGGTAATGGAAATTCGGCTCGTCGTGCTGGTACGGGTGGCAGTATTTCACCTCGCCCTGCCAGCAGTCCATCCCGCACAAAATAACCGGATTGCAGCCCATCCATAAGGCGAACCAGGCTGCCGTGTTCGAGCTGTAGAACCCGGTCCAAACCTCCATATCAAATTTGATATCCGATGTCGGATCAGGGCTGACCCGTAGAGCCTTCGTGCTCCGCACTGCGAGCTCTAATTCGGGCGTCGAGCGGGGGTGATCGTTGTAAACCATATAATCCGCCTGGCAATATAGCAGCGCATGATAGTTGACTGCGATAAGCACGCACTTGGCCGGCAGCTTTCGCATATCATCCAGCAGACTCGGCCCGCCGCCCAGCACTGCCGCCGCCCGCCCCGGGTATCGATCGCGCCATTCCGACATCATTGAAGCCATCAGAACTCGCTCTCCCGAGCCCAAAAATCAGCCTCCGCCGCTGCCACCACCGTCCCCGTGCCTTCGAAGCGATACCAGTGCCGGCCCGCCTGGTCGATGGTCCAGTCATAGTGATAATCGCCAGTGTCATCCTTGACCACCGTGCCGGTCGTAATTGTTCCATCCGGCTCTTTTACCTTCACCGTCACCGCTGTCGGGTCAGTTGGTGTACTGCCGCTGGTGAATGCGCAGCTCAATCTGATCTTGTCGCCTACGTCGTAGATGTTTGCCATATCTCACACGTTGCTGGTGTCCGTGACTGCTACTGCGGCAAGCAGAGCGTCTCCAAGACTTGTCCCGAAGACCGCCGCATCGCCCAGGCTTGCTCCGAATAGCGTGACGATCAGCGGTTCAGAGATCGTCACGCTGAACAAATTTGAGTCGCTGATATTCGCACGATACAATGATTCGTCGGAGATCGTCGCCTCGCCGATCACCTCGTCGATCACCAGGCCGGCAATCAGCGCTCCTGCCGCCTGCAATGCGCCCGCTAGCAGCTTCCCGATCCTGCGCCTCAGACTGCCTTCCGGGGCAATCTCCGCCACAAGCGTCTTGCTAGTCTGCCGAACCAGCTCGCCGCCCAGGCTGAGCGTCCCGCCCAGCGCCAACAGCGTGGCCTTGACCGTGGCCGCCACGCCCGAGCTGGTCACCGCACCGGTTAGGGCTTTTCCTGTGCGCTTGGCGACCTCTCCCGCCATCCCCAGCGCACCTGTCAGCACCGTTTCCACGCGCCTGGCCAGGCTGCCTTCCGGGGCAATCATCCCGGCCAATACCTTGCGCGCCGAGATCACCAGCGCCCCACTCGCCGTCAATGTCCCATCAACTGCCTGGAAGAATAAATCGCCGGATCCGGATATGAATTGAGCAGCCAGCTCCCCCGCGCCGGCGAGTGTTCCCCAGAGCGCCGTCGCTATGCGCTTGACCAATCCCCCATCGGGGGTAATCAGTCCGCCAAGCCCTTTGCCTGTCCTTTTGGTTAGCTCTCCGGCCAGGCCGAGCGCCCCATCGACGGCCATCAAGGCTGCCTTAACGGTTGTCATAATGCCCGAGCTGCTCAATGCACCGGTCAGGGCTGTGCTCGTGCGCTTGGCAACCTCGCCTGCCGTAGACAGTGCGCCTTCGACGATCTTCGCCACACGCCGGGCCAGCGCACCGTCCGGGGAGAGCGCGCCGCTCACGATCTTGCCGGCATGTTTGACGACTTCGCCGGCCGGGGCCAGCTCGCCGCCCAGGCTGATCAAAGCGGATTTGATGGTGGATACTATGCCGTCCGGAGTCAGCCCGCCGGATAAGAATGTCTGTGTGCGCTTGGCGATTTCGCCCGCCGAGGTCAGCGCTCCGGATAATATCTTGCGTGCCGAGTTGATCAACCCCCCATCGGGGGTTATAGCTCCTGCCAGTGTCTTCCCGGTTCGCAAGGCCAGCGCCCCCGCGCTGGTGAGCGTCCCGGATATAGCCAGCAATGCAATTTTGGTTGTTGCGGCAAGACCATCCGGAATCAATTCTCCCGCCATGGTCTTGGTCGTTCGCTGGATGGTCGCCCCGGCGCTGGCCAGTGCTCCAGACAGCGCCTTTTTGGCCCGTTGGATCAATGCCCCGGCCGGCGTATGGTCGCCGCTCAGCGTCTTGCCGGTGCGCATCACCGGCGTCCCTGCAGGCGTGACCCCGCCTGCTACCGCCTGCTCGTATTCCGTGCCCGAGCCGGCAAAGCTCAATGTATCGGCGAATTCGACCCAGGGGTTATAGTCATTGACCGCCTCATTGTCGTCCTCGGGCAGGTCATTGGCCGCCGCGTCGCCCACTCGCAGATCGGCGTCATGGCTGTCGCCGCCCGCTCCGGTCGAAGGATCGCCGCCGGTGCCGATCTCGATCACCAACCGGTCGTTGGCGTTGATCGCCAGCGAGGAGGAGGTTGCGGTCAATCGCCGGTTTACGGCGATCGATGTGCTGGCGAATATCTCGGTATTGTCACGCGTGAGCGCCAGCACCGTGCCGCGCACGGTCGAGCCGTCGTTCGACACCACCCGGATGGATATCGCCACATACTGGTTGGCCCTGGCGTTCTCCTCCATCGCCCGGATTTGCAGCTCGATTGCCTGGGCGCCGATCGTCTGCGCCGCCAGAGGCGCGGAAACCCATTGACCATATAGATGATCCGTGTCCGCGGCGTCTGTATCGCCATCCTTGGAGATAAATGCCATGGAAGACCCGGCCTTCGTCGTCGCCGTCGGGTAGCGCGCCGCAATACCAGTGTTGTCCCAATTGGAGTCGTAGCTGGGAGACACCGGCGCAGAACCGGACGAAGGCAGATAAAACCGGGTCGCCAACGATTACCCTCCGGCAGTCAGGGTCAGCGAGTAGGTAAATTGAATGCTATCGCCGCTCACCACATTGATCGCCGCGAACTCGCTGCGATCCATCAGGGTCGGCCCGGTCGAGGCATTGAACAGGCCATGCTCGGTGATCGCCTTGGTTGTAGTGTAGGAGATCGTCCCGACACTCTGGTAAACGTTGTGCGCCGATTCAGTCTGCGTCCCGGTCGCCCGGCTCTCGCCGTCGGTAGTCTCGATGTCGGTATCTGTGATCGCCGGGTCGGTGATGCCTACGCCCGAGTCGTGGTATTTGAAGTCTCCAAAAGCGCTGGTTTCGGTCTGCAGCTGGTCGGTGACGAAGTCCACGAAGGCCGTGGTCACCACCCGGAAATCCACCACACCGAAGCGGATGTGCTCGCCGCTCGCCTTGATCAGCGTGATCTCCAGCTTGCCGTAGGCCGTCATCAGCCCGAAGAAGTTGGCGATCGGGTTGATGATAAATACCCCGATCAGGCTGATGATCTTCGACCAGTGCAGCCAGTTGCGCAGCTGCCAGACCAGCCCCGGGCCTGGCGCCCGGAGATGCCGAATTCCAAGTTTGCCGTTTATGCTCATGTTCCCGTTCATCTCTGCTCCTTATTCACAATTTCCATATACGCCCAGGATATGATCTGCTCCCTGGCGCTCATCTCGGATCACCAGACAGCCGTCCTCGCTGGTCAGGCTGATCGCCGAGCCGTCAGGGTTATTCAGCACGATCCCCACCGGCCGGCGGTTGATCGAGCTGCTGTTGAATTCGAACAGCACCCGTCCGTCCTCCGTAAGGATCGGCCCAAACCCAGCAAATGCCGCACCATTCTCAGCATCCAGTTTCCCTGGCGGTACGCACCACACCTGCACGCCGTTCACCTGCACCCGCCAGGCGCAATCGGTCATACCTGTCATGCTGGCAAAAAACGCCGCTCCGGCTGGACGTGTGACGAAGATCCCTTCGTAATACGCTGCGCCCAGCAGCATCGCTGCCAGCAGCAGGATATTCACCACGATCAGGATCGACTGCACCTTATTTCTCATCTCGTCCCCGCATTCTTGACTTCTGCCGCACTCAGCGCCCGGCTGAATAGGGCAACGTGGGCCATGTACCCCGACCAGAAATACACTCCAGAGGCCGCGCCAATCAGAACGGTTGCTAGACTTCCCAGGATGGGCTGTGGACCGGTGTAGGTACTGCCGGTCTGCGCGCCGTTGAAGTAGAACTTGACCGCATTGCCCGAAATGCTGGAGGTCATGCATACATGGAACCAATCCGTGGTGCTGGTGGTGTGGTCGATGGCGATGTGGGGGGTAGTGGTGCCGGCCCGTCCGCAGCGGGTGATGTTGGCGTCGACCTGTTTGCGGAAGTAAAAATGGTCATTGGTCTCGGTGCCGAAGCCAAAGTAGATCTGCCTGCGCTGTTGCCCATCCGTCCAGACGCCTGATCCTGAGACCTTCAGCCAGCACATGATCGAAAATTCAGCCACGCTCATCGCTGCGCCCAGGGCGGTGAGATTTGCGCCGCTGATCTGAGCGTAGCCGCTGGATCCATTGAACAGCACACTGGTCAGCCCATCGCCAATGCCCGGCTGCCCCAGGGTTGTTCCGCTATAATAGGCGCCGTTGTAGCCACCCTTGATATCCGTCATCGTGCTGCCGGACGGCTCGGAGAGCGGCCAATACGCCAGCGGCCCCAGCGCCAGCACCCTTGACCGGTACTGGCTGCGCATCTGCCGCGTCAGCCCCAGGTTGATCCCCAGATTCATGCCATCACCACAGCGCGATCAGGCTCGTTGCGGTTGTGTCGGTATTGAATACCCGCCGCACCCGCACCGGCAATACCGTCCCGCCAGGCACGGCCGTAAAGGTAAGTACCGAGCCATCGATGGTGATCACTTTCACGTTGCCCGATCCGCCCACATAGAGCGCCCGAGCAGCTTTGCTCAAATCTGCTGTATCAGATGGCGTAATCGCCGCTCCACCCACTGCCGGACTGGTGTAATTCACACCCAATTCGTCGCCCATTTGAGCCTCCTACATGCCCCAATCGTCGGATAATATAGCCGCACTCAGATCCGTGCTGCCGGTGTAATAGCGCGCCCGGGCCATCGCAATCACCCAGGCCGCCGTCAGGTCGATCCGTTTGGTTCGATCGACCGATTTACCCTTGTGTTCTTTGACGTACTTGATGTACCCCTGTCCGTTCTTGGCAATGCTGGTGTTCCCAAAGCACCACCTGGCCACCGGGTTGTTCTCGTGCGTCATCCGCCCTGTCAGCATCGGCGCCCCGGTCGTGCTCCTCGGCGCCGTTTCGATTTCTTCTGCATCTTCCGGTTTCGGAAGATTGCCATTCAATAACACCTCCAGCTGGTTCATCGGGTCGGTCAGCTGAGCATACGTCTGTGGGATATCCACACATACAAACCCAGCCGCCTCTAATCGCTGCACCAGCATGGCTGCAAACGCCCGGTCAAAGCACAGCTCCACGACGTTGTATAACTTGCTCAGCTCCAGAATCCGCTGCTCGATCAGCGTGTAATCGATCATGTTGCCCGCCGTCGGTGTGATCCACCCGCCGGCCGCCCACTGATCATACGGCACCTTGTCGTTCTTGATCCGCTCCTGCATGTTCTCTTCCGGGATCCACGCTTCCCACACGGCCCGCCAATCCAATTGCGTCCCCTGTGGTGGAAATACCGCACACAGCCCGCTCAGATCGGTCGTGCTCGATAGGTCTATCCCCAGATAACAATCCCGGCCCAGCATCTCCGTCCGGTTCCACTCGCCGATGGTGTTATCGAACAGCTCTAACGGCTGCCAGGTGGTCAGCTTGGTCGTCGTCCATTGGTTCAGCCGCAGCCAGCGGAACAGGCGTTCGTCTGCCGGCTTTGCCTTGGCCTTCGCCGCCGCCTCCCGCACGCTCTCGATCTGGATCGTCACGCCCAGGCTGGGGTTCGCCTGGCGCCAGTTCTCTTCGTTGTAGATGTCATCCCCGTTATAGTTGTAGATCACCGGGTACCAGGTTGGATCCTCGATCTCGCCGGCCAGGATCCGCTCCGCATACTCGTGCTGCTCCCAACCCACGCTCACCCGGTCCGGATCGTCTCCCGCCGTGGTAATAATCCACCAGATCGGCTGCATGCGCGCATCGCCGGCGCCAAACGTCATCACGTCCCACAGATCCCGGTTCGGCTGGGCGTGCAGCTCATCGAAGATGCACGCACTCATGTCCAGGCCGTGCTTGGTGTAGGCCTCCGCGCTCACCGCCTTGTAAAATGTCCCGCTGACCCGGTCGGTGATCTTCTTCGAGCTGATTTGCAGCTTCGCTCGCTTCTTCAGCGCCGGCAGCTGGTCGATCATATCCACCGCCACGTCAAAGACCAGTGAGGCCTGCTCCCGGTCCGCCGCACAGCCGTACACTTGCCCGTTCTTCTCGCCGTCCGCGAATAGGTGAAATAACCCAGCGCCGGCGCATAATTCCGATTTCCCGTTCTTCTTCGGGATTTCAATGTAAACATACTTGATCTGTCGCAGTCCGTTACCATTGACCTGGCCATACACATCCCGCACGATCGTGTCCTGCCAGGGCAACAGCCTGAACGGCTGGCCGTGGAATTGGCCCTTCGTGTGGCGCAGCATCTCGAAGAATCGCACCGCGCGCTGCGCCCGTGCCTCGCTAAACATCGCTCCACCTGTAAGGATAATCAAAATCAACAGCAGCCATGATCGCTTCATTCCATGCCGCCATTGACAAACTCGCTCACGTCATCTAGGAGCTGCGCCAGCTCATCAACCGGCTCGCTCTCTGCTTTTTTCTTTGCCAGTCGTGCCCGGCTATTGGGCGTCAATCCCAATTTCTCCGCATAGGATGCCGTCAGCCTCGCCCAGGCCTGCGCCTGTTTCGCCAGGTCATCATTGAGCACACCGAGCTTGACGATATTCCGATACTGCGCCACCGCGTCGCAGTAGATTGCCAGCATGTCGGTATCCAGGCTGTCCAGCAGCTCGATCCCGCGCAGCTTCCGCCGCACGCTATCCCAGACCTTGCGGGCATCATCACTCAGCCAGTCCGGCGCTTTTAGCACCACCCGCTTTGAGCGCCGCAGGCCTTGCTCTGCCCGCTCCCGGGCTTCGATTTCCCGGTTCGTCCAGTGTTTACTGGTATTTTCCAGGCGCTTAGGCGGGGTAGGCATCTATAATGCCTCCATCGGGGAGTTTTTTTCGTGCGGACC